TTCATCAAGACCATCATTCATAAAACCAAATGGTGCCATGTCTTGTTCAATCTGATTCTTCTGCTCTTCATATAATCTCTTTCTAACATCTTGGTCAGTCAATTCTTTGAAGTAGTCCTGTGCAACCAACCATGCATAGATGACTAAACACATTGCTAAGTCATCATTACAACCTTCTTCTGCTTCAAATGAATTACTCTTTGCAATAAAGGTAGTCAATTCTGAGATAATTTCATAATCATTTAGCAGTAACTTATCCTCTTCAATCATTGTTTTGAGGTTGAGTGACCCTACTTTCTTGACAGTCTTACTCATCTTGACACCAAGTTGTGTCTTAGTCCCTGAGAAACCCTGTCCAACTACCTGACCTGCTCTACCCCTCATGGCACACATAAGCAGGTTTTGATACTCTAAGTCATATTGAAGGATAGATGCGATCTGGTCCCCAATATCGTTGACCTCACAAAGAATAAATGCATTGTTATATGACTTTGCCACTTCCCAAATAATATTGGGGAATAACATAGGTTTGATTGTATTGTTTCTATATTTGGCAACTACTCTATGGGGGAATGTTGTAATGTCAGCAACAATAAAAGCAGAGTAATCCTCACCAACACCTCGAGCAACGTCAACTGTCACTACATAATCATTATCTTTTTTAGGCTTTTCATGGACATCTAAACCAGCATTCTGTGTAAGTGGATTATCATACACCAGAGTCTTTAACTTACTTGGAGCAATTAGAGTATCAACAGATCCAAGGAATTCACACTCAAACTCAATCTTGAATTGTTGCTCTGAAGTGTTCTTGATAGTCTGTTCTTTCCAGACCTCATCTCTACCAGGGACTTCAGACCAATGAACGTCTGTAGGAATATATTCATTCTTATTTCTCTCTGCATCATGCCACAGACGGTAGAAGTGATTCATACCGTGTGGCGTTGAAACGATAATTACTTTCGTTGATTTACCAGAAGTAATAGTAGGATAAACAGATGCAAAGAAGGCATCTGCAACATGGTTCGGAACGAACGCAAATTCGTCGAGGAATAGGATGTTAAACGACATGCCTCGGACAGCACTTGCAGACGTAGAAGCAGCCAGTATCTTCGATCCATTCTCTAATTCGATGTTACCTTTATTCCATACAAGAATACCCTGTTGCATCCACTTGGGTAAGTTCTCATATGCTGTTGCCAATCTACCTAATAGTTCTCTAGCAGTTGTTGCTTTGTTTGCTAGGATACCGATATTAACACTATCGTTGAAAATAGCGTAATGTAAAAGATAAGATACACAAGTAGTGGATTTACCTGTCTGTCTTGGCATCTTACAGATGTTGAATCTGTTGTTGTGGAAGTTGTTAATAAGTTTTTCTTGGAAGTCATAGGTCTTAAATGGTTGTAGACCATGGTCCAAGGTTACAATCTGCACATAGTTTTGTGCAAAATATACAGGATCTTGCTTACATTTGATATACTCTTCAATCTGTTCTTTTGTAAACTCAATTGGTGTATTCGCTCTCTTTAGAAGCGGATTACCAAGATATACATCATTACTACTCATAAATCATTTTTCCTATATTTATGGAGTATCATTAACGTTGGAGAAACCATCGATCAATGACTGAATAGAACTAACAGCAACATCATCACCAAACATCTGAAGTGCTTGGTTCATTCTACTATCATAATCCTTTGCGTCTGGATCATTTGAGGGAGAACCTTGTGATACCTTAGTTATGTAAAGTAATTGAGACTCAGTTAGAGAACTAACATCATAAGTCTTTCCGTTAAAGACGATCTCGTTAGGGATTGACATAGTTTAGTTTTGGATTGGGGTGGGATTTATAACAAACCTGGAATAATACTACTATTATTCTCAACATCTGTCAGAGTCTTACCGGCACCATTTACATATGTGCTGGTATCTTCTGACCAAACAGCATCTGCAATTTGTGCAGCAGTTGGAGAAGAACCTCCCCCAGATGAACTGACAACCTGCTGGGTCAGTGAAGATACTCGCATACCAACAATCACCTGAAAGTCGCCAAGAGTACTCGTAAATAGGGAGGCAGTATCGGGAATGGGGAATAGGTTACCAGAAACAATAAGTTGATGATCCGCTTCCATGGGGCGAATAACCCAACCATTTTGTAAGAAGAAGTATCCACCAACGAACAAATTAGAGCCAAGAGCCTCACCACCAACCGATCCAGCAAAAGCTGGAGGATATTTTGCATTATCCGAGAAAGAACACCACTGCTTCCAACGACTATAAATTTCACCCGCGTTGAATGAGTAGGTGCCGAGAGACAGTGAAATTATTTTAGTGTTGCCATTAAAGGTAAAGGCGCCAAAAGTATCAGACATGATTCAGAACCTATGGATTTTCGTATTGACGGTCCACCTGTTGTGAGACAGGAAACGCGGTATTCACTGATGTATTTACATTACTAAGGCGTAGGTATTGGAAACCCAAACTATGCACCACCACATCTACAGAAGAGACACCAATAGTGAAACTGTGACTACTACTGGTCGTATTTTCAATTCCGGCAACTTCTGTCGTCGTTCCCGCTTGATAGATTCTAATTTCGGAATTGACCTTCAAGTTTTCGATGGTCAATATAGTATTTTGCTGGATTTCTACTGTCGCCGACCCCTTACTGAAAGTTCCGTCACCATTATCTGTCCAGGTAGAATCTAGAGTGGGTGTTGTAGTTCCATTCTGAACTTGCAAAATTGCTGTACCCACACCCAATGTGGCATTGGTGTTGGAAGTACCAAATCCAATCATAGTAATGTCATCCAACAAATAAGTTCCCGCACTAGGAATCTCCAATGCATAATGTGTGGAATTCGTATTTCTAATCTCAGAACTAGATATTTTATGGGATGGATCAAGCAGGATATTCCCTGCTGGCCTACCTAAGTCAGAGAAACGGCAGTTGGTAATTGTTGCATTGTTGTGGTCGACCAGTCCAGTTCCACCCGTAAATAGAACAGAATCTACTGTGTCTGTACTACGGAATTTACCATCAGCGTTAACGAAGGTGTTACCAGCCCAGTTCAGGGTTGCTGAAGAGTTTCCAAGCAACTCGATCTTCATTGGCTCTGAAGCAGCAATCACTGAGTTAGTAAGACTTACGTAGTCTGTAGCACCCAAGTTAAAGTCCACAGCCATGTTCGCTGGGTAGAAGTCAAACTGATCCACACCGTTAGCAATAGCATTAAACGCTAGTGACTTAGAAGTGTCTGAAAAGTAAACTGAATGTGAGCCATTGTCTCCGATTTCAATAGAAGGTCGGGTCACTGTCTGCACGTCAGAAGCTAGAGTTCCGAAGTAATCTTCCTTCGCGTTCAGACGCTCAATTATCCGTTTGAAGCTCATTGGCTCAATGGCGTCTCCACCCTTTACCTGAGTTCGTCCCATTAAATAAATACCATCCCACTGAATCTGGGGTCTGGCGTTAAAGGTTGCCATCAGATAGAACATACCTATGTATGTAACATCTGTTAAATCTGGCGAAGTTGTTGATTCACCCAAGAACTTATCACTGGCAGGGTTCACATACTTGTATGTGTACGGCACTGCTTTAAAGCCATCCCCTAAACTGTAAGATCTCCAATTACCGTTGGAGTCAGCAATAATCATAATGACAACGTTAGCACCACCATGCTGGACTCTGGCTCTGACAGCTATTGAACTATTCCTAGTAGTAAAGTCCATTGAGGTGTACTCAATAAACGTACCATAGCAGGTTCTAACCATCTGGTGGCCACCTGAAGTCTGTCTAGTCAAAGAGTGAACGTCATCTGAAGTAGAGACGCTTGTACTTACTGCTCCCATCTCAACTAATTTGAATGTGCCGGAGCCACTGTCTACATAAGAAATATTTGATAGGTTTACAAACTTACCATTACCACTAGCATTTCTAACGGCAAAAGCACTACCGCCTTGGCCGTCTGTAGCTAAAAACAAGAATTGACCATCAGTTAAATTACCTGGAGCGGTGCCACTCACTACAGTGAACTTAAAGCACCGTCTCTGTGTGTCATCTAGCAGCCCTCCTGAGGGTGTGACGTTTATAACACCAGAGTTATCCGATACCTCACTATTTGTAAAGGTATATTCTTGCTTGGTTTCACCCATCAAAGTTTTGGTACCGCTAATTAGCCACTCTTTCCACACAGATGAAGATGGACTGTTATTCGAGCGTCCCGATAGTGCTGTATGGGCACCTTCCCCTTGGTTTGTCCACACAGGAATTCTTGGGTGGGGATCGTTAGCATCCTCAAACTCAAGGGCAACAGTATGGGCACGCTTAGTGTTCTGAATCCTGTGGTTATATGCGTCTAAATCTCTATTATCCTCAACGTATCTAGTGAAAACAGCGGCAGTCACGTCGTTGGCTCCGGTGTTGTACGCATTATCGATGAAGTCAGCATTCTCTTTCCAGTACTGCTGACCTGTTAATAGTGTTGTCTCATAAGCAGCACCTCCATAAACTACAAAGGAATGCTGAGTGCAGCCAGTGATCGCTGGGAACTGTAAGTTATTGCTAGAAGCACTTTTGTTAGCTGAGTTTATGATAGGGTTCCCTGTCTTAGTACATCCCTGAATAGATAAAGCAACAGCACTCAGACCATCTGCAGAGTTGATCGTAACGATCGGCATATCTTCATTCGCTACGGTAGCCCTCTTCCACCAAACGCTTAAGCACAAACTGTTGGCTGAACGCTCATAAGCATTTGTCCAATTAGCTGTGCTCAAGCTACTAACAGTTCGAGCCCCGTTAATTGCAACGACAAGTACGATAATGTCGTCTATCTCTGAGTCAAGACGAATCATCTCCGCAGTCATGTCATGCACGGATGAGGCAACCTGACCAGTTGCACCATAAGTAGCTGAAGCTCTAATGTATGCCATCTAAGATTAGGGGTTGAGGTAGTTACGCTCAAGGGGAGAAACTAGACTGACAACATTGGTAGTAGATCTTTCGATTGTACCATTAGCGGACACATACTGTCCGGTAGATAGACCCAAACCAACAACAGTGATTGGAGCATTTGTGCCTTTTGAACTA